CCAACTCCAACCCCGACACCAACTCCAACTCCAACCCCGACACCAACTCCAACTCCAACCCCGACACCAACTCCAACTCCAACTCCAACTCCAACCCCACCTCCCCCACCCCCACCAACCCACACACCTACCCCAAAAACTTATGATGGGAACATCAAGTTCTTTCTGGCAGGACAGGGAAAATCCGATCCACTCTTTACCATCGATGTTAATAATGTACCGATAGAGAGGTTTGACGATGACTATATATTATATGTGGATGAAGAGGCAACTACTACGGATGTTATAAATCTTGCTTCGGTGGATGCGAGTATTGTGGAGTATGATCCAAATCAAGAAAATTTAATCGCATACTTTCAAACAACTGAGTCATATACTGAGTGTGATTGCCCCGGATTTAGATCAGGTATTTTGCAAAATTCATATGATATATTTGAGATAACAACAGAGTTACAGGATAATTCAAGTGAAATAACACGTGTCACCACACAGATAACTTCATATAATGGTAGAAATCAGCAAATCCATACAATAGAAGTACAATCAACCACCAATTTTGAGGTCAATGATTTTATTCATATAAACTCAAACCACCCCTCGGTTAGAATTATAGAAGTTTTTGGCAACACCATACGTTTTTCTAGTATCAACCAGACCCCAACGCAACCTGGGTTGATAATTGAAAATCTTTCACGATTTAAAATACAAGAAACTGACGTGGATAAATTTGTTTCAGGGTGCAGTGTACAGGTTGAGGGTGTTACATATGATAATGTTACCATTGACGAGGTGGAATCTACGATATTACTTGATACTAACACCACACTACCAACGAGTGTTAATAACGGAGATGTGGTTTCAAACTTTACCGATGGTCATTATGTTAAAGTTTTGACAAATACCACCCACACATACAATGTCGACCAATATGTTGTATTTGACGTGGTGTGTTTGGGAAAAGTGTGGACAATTAAAAAGATATCATCGTCCGAAACTGAAAATTCATTTTATATATCTCCAGAGGACGATTCTGATGAAATTAGTTTGACAAACGAATCAAATACACAACTTGTCCGTGAACCAACGGTTGTTTCGTTAAACCAAGAATCTAGAACAAATGACCGAGTGGATTTGACAATATCGGATAAAAATCGGGTCATAGAGTTTGGAAATGTCGGAGATGATACCACGGCAGTAAATACGGATGGATACGCATTTGGTTCAACCAACGTCTTCGGCCATAAACGACTTGATTATATCAAGGTAACATGGAGTGAATTTTTAGATGAGTGAATTTGAATACAACCCAGATTGCGAGTGTTGTGATTGCGACTATAATTGCTCAGGTGACTTAAATGTATATGACAGTGGTTTGTATAGAGCATGGACAAATCATGCCAATTCTCCAGAAACCTTACCACCGTTTGACACAAAATATTCAGAACTTAAGTCCCTAGAACAGGGGTGGTTGCCAACAACTCCCTCAAAAGTTCCTACACACATTTGCTCTGATTACAATGAAGACGGATGTTTAACCGAAGTCGATTCTTCGATTCACACGGCATATACTCATATATCGGAATCAATTAGTATATCTGATATGAATTCATATTATGAAAACTTGATTGCATCCGGGATATCCGCACCATATCCCTGGTCATCTGGAGAAGTTAAACATCTACCGGTTGGCCAAGGAAGTTATGAAGGTTGTCCGAATTTATCTTTGTCATTTGAATGCATAGGTGATTCACAAACCCCCACTCTTAGGTTTAAGATAACGAACGATGGGTGCAAGATTCGTTGTTCTTATATAAAGGCAGAAATTGTAAAACATTCGTTTGGTGGAGTTGATTCAAACATTCTCAATGACTCTGAGATATGCTCTGGTTGGACACCTTACAACGATGCGTGGTGGACTTCAAGTGGATGTTCTGACACCCAATGGTTGAAGTCTGATGGAATTATATATTATGATATTGTCGTGGATTGTGAATCCGATGATCATCTTACCGATACATACGAACTTAAGATTACTGATGCGTATGGAACTTCGTGTGCCGACCTGCACCCTGCTGATGGGGTTCTTGAGTATGAGTCATACGAAAACTTGGATTCTGGAGAATTTGCGTGTTGCGATACACCAACTCCGACTCCAACCCCGACCCCGACGCCAACACCGACCCCGACTCCGACCCAAACACCGACTCCGACTCCAACTCCGACTCCAACCCCGACCCCGACGCCAACACCGACTCCGACTCCGACCCAAACACCGACTCCGACTCCGACCCAAACCCCGACTCCAAGTTGTGAATATGGTGAAATATGTGAACAATATTGCGATTGTGGAGAAGAGCAACCGGCATCCAGTACAAATGATGTATTAGTAACAACACTAACCAATATGTCTTCCGGAGACCTGATGCAACGATTGGAACAATATAAACAAGGATTTCCGTTTGATGGATTTGCAAACCCATGTGCATATTCCACGGGCAATTCTGGTTATGATGGTCCGTGTGACTATTATTGGAGAGAGACCGACGTGGGTATTTGGGACCTGATATTGTGTTGTGAAGAATATGGAGAATTGATTGAGGGTTAACCGGTTATTCGGATGGACTCACTGAGTGTTATATTTCCGGTATATGATCTGGGTGGTGACAGATTAAACAACTTCTGTTATGTCTTACGTCAGTTGTGCGATTTAAGTTTGTGTGACATCATAGTTGCAGAACAACTCAGTCAAAACACGAATATACAAACGGTGTTACAACGACATACTAATGTACGATATATACCAGTACCCATTGAAGGTCACACATTTAATAAATCCAAGATAATAAATCAAGCAACGTCCCACACAACTGCGGATTACATTTGGATAATAGATAGTGATTTTTATACAGATTTTGGATTTGTTATCGCAAGCATAACAAATGAACAAGACTTCATCCGACCATTCAACCGGGTGGTTATGTTGAGTGCAGATGAAACGGATACATTGCAGGAAACCGACAATGTGTTAATTAACAGAGAACAATATGAAACAAACTCAGCAGATGGTAAGTATAGTTTTATTGTGAAACGGAGTGTTTTTATCGAAAGTGGAATGATGAATGAAGATTTCCACGGTTGGGGATTTCAAGACTTGGACTTTGTAAATAACCGACTGGTGAATTGTAGTAAAACATATGTGGATACGTTTGGATTTCATATGTATCATAGTCCTGCTAGTCGGAAATATGTAAACAGAAACAAAAGATTGTATATGAACCTATCATCGGAGGACAATCCACCAAAATACGAAAATGAAATGCAGACTACTGATGTATGTATACACAAAACTCCAACAGAGACCACAGAGAATATAGAACTGGATATTAAACTAACAAACGAGCAAACGAAAAACATCTCAGAACCCAACCCAGTCAACGCACATAAAGTGACTAACACTACACACGTATATCATATGACTAAAAAAATCCCTGCGTTTCCTGATAAAATGTGTTCACATATACTAAAAACTAAAGCACACTATCTGTCTGCATATATCGGATACATTATAGATAACTATGATAAACTTGACGGTGGGTATGTATTTTCATCCGACTTATTGTCCGACACCCCAAAAGTTTACGGAGAGTTTACATCAAATCGTATATCGGATATACTTGAAAGTGGGAGTTCAAGTTTTAGGTGGGTTTCGGTGCAAACAAGATTAAGGTTAAAATCAGGCCACACGACCACCCCAGTCCAAAGTGAGTATGAATATGATTATTGGGTAGAACTTTACACCGGCCTGGGTGCCAAGCACTTACCCAAATATTCACTGGCAGGTGTGTTTTACGTAAACGCAACCGATATTAAGAAATATCCTGTAGAGTTTTATATACGAATATCCGATAGGATGTGTATTTGGGTTGATGAGGATTATGTATTTTTTCTAGCTACACTTGAAAATATTTTTACTTGACACCAGATGTAGTATATAATATAGTCTGTATATATGAAAAATTATACGGAAAAACAACTGGAAGAAAATTATTCCAACTTTATACAATACATTTCGGAAACGTATGAGGGTGACCGACGTGACAAACTGCTACATATGTATGGTACGGATGAGGGGTGTCTTGGCCTGCGAGCTTTAGTGGCCCCTGCAAGTGGAAAAATCCAATACCACAACGCATATTCCGGTGGGTATATTGATCATGTTATGAATGTATGTCGTTCCTGTCAGGGCATGGCATTGTTGTTTACTAAGATGGGTGGATCGGTAGATTTCACCGAAGAGGAACTCATGTTTGCGGCCTTGAACCACGATCTCGGAAAACTTGGAGACTTGGAGGGGGATTATTATTTACCTGAGGAAAGTGATTGGCACAGAAAAAACCAAGGCAGTATGTTTAAAATAAATCCGGACATTCAAAACATGACAGTTCCGGATAGAGCAATTTTCCTACTACAACACTTTGGTATATCAATTACCCAAAAAGAATATTTGGGCATTAAGTTGGCAGATGGTATGTATGATGAAGCTTCTGCTCATTATTTAAAGTCATACCGACTTGGTGGTGAATTGAAAACATTGTTGCCAAAGATATTGCACTGGGCAGATCATATGGCAACGACAATTGAATATTGTGATTTCTTAGAATCCAAGGAGTTGTTGTAGTTGGTGGGGTTAAAACCAAGTACACTTTATATTTATAGTTTAAGAGCAATGCTCAAATGAGGTTGTTCGGCGGATGCCCAACTTGGGGTTCGTAACTAAAATAGGAAAAAATAAAATGAAAAACTACGGATTAAGTAAGTCCAACGGAACAGGATTAAATAAACACGTTCCATCTATGCGAGATGAATTTTTGACACCATTCGACTCGTTGTTCGACAAGGTAATCAGTCAAGCATTCCCCAACTTCGGACAGGAGTTCGGTGTGAACTTCTTTGGAAACAGTTCGTATCCAAGAGTAAATGTTGCGGATACATCAAACTCAATACTTATTGAGGCAGAAATTGCCGGATTAACTAAGGAAGACGTCTCGGTTGAATATGAAGACGGATTGCTTACAATTTCTGGGGAAAAACAATCCGATGCCGAAGAACCTAGTATAAAATATGTATACAAGGAACTTAAGAGGTCTTCGTTTAAGCGATCTTTTAAGGTCGATGATTCAAGTCTTGAAGTTGATAAAATTTCTGCCAAATTTGACAACGGAATATTAAATGTAGTTATTCCTAAGAAAAAGGTAGTAGAAACTAAGACTAAGAAGGTTAAAATTCTTTAATGTAAATTTAAAATAACTTTAATTAATTAAGAGGGTAAATTTTTTTACCCTCTTTTTTTATAACTATATTATATTTATACATATTACGAGGGAGGTGTAAACTAAAAGAAGGAGATATGTATTAGTATGAGGATATTTACTGCAATCATTGGGGGATTGGCACTTGCAGTCGCAGGTACGGCCGCATTCTTTTCGGTGCGTGGTATTGGTTTACTATTTGCAGGTGCGGCTATTGCAGCTATGGTAATGGCGGGTGTCTTAGAGGCGGGTAAACTTGCCATGACTTCATTTTTATATCGTTATTGGGAAAGAATTCCAAGAATGTTGAAGTGGTACTGCACAATAGCAGTTGTTGTTCTGATAGGAATAACTTCTCTTGGTATTTATGGATTTTTAAGTGATGCGTATGATGATACCCGTTCCAAGGTGGAATTGCATGAAAATAACATAGAAACCCTGAACAAAGAGATAGTTGTAATAGAAACTGAAATCAAGACACTACAAAACACAGATGTAACCGTTGAAGACAAAAAGACGGAAACGATTGCAGGGTTTCAAAAAATTTATGATGATTATGTTGCAGACAGAAGAGCAAGACAAGATGCTTTATCAACACGCAATAAATCAGACACCGAAGCACGAACTACTCGTAGACAACAATTACTTGATCGTCTTTCTGTATTAGATTCTGCAAAAACTGCACTTGAAGCAAAGGGTGGTGGGTTGTTTTCAAGCAACAAAAAGAAAATAGAAGAATTGCGAGTAGCACAACAACCAGAACGAGATTCGGTTGCATCTTCATTGGCATTAATATCAGAAGAAGAATCTACCGCAACAAAACGATACAATGATTCACTTGCAAAAATAGATGAAGAGATTACATCTGAATACGATAAATTTGTGGAAAAGGTAAATGGTCTTCGTGATACAACAAATGATTTAGACAATGTTTCCGTAATTGAAGACAAATATACAAAGATAAAAGCAAACCAAGCAGAGATATTGACCGAGAAGGAAGCAATCCGTGACACGGATATAGGAAGTTTCAGATTCATCGCGGAGTCGTTTAACACTCCAGTTGACCAAGTTGTGAAGTGGTTTATCATCATAATTGTTTTGGTCTTTGATCCAGTTGCGGTGGCACTTGTTCTTGCGTATAACATAATGGTTGGTGGAAGAATGACTCTCGGTGAAGAGTTACCGAAAAAAAAAATTGGATAGATAATCTTCCCTTTGCCGACAAACTTCAAAAGGAAGGTGATTTTGAGGAAACCCCAACTCCAACTCCGACTCCAGAAGAAACTCCAACTCCAACCGAGACACCAACCCCAACTCCAACCGAGACACCAACTCCAACTCCAACTCCAACCGAGACACCAACTCCAACTCCAACTCCAACCGAGACACCAACTCCAACTCCAACCGAGACACCAACTCCAACTCCAACCGAGACACCAACTCCAACTCCAACCGAGACACCAACTCCAACTCCGACACCTGTATTCCGGAAGCAAGAGTCGGTGGATGATAATGTTATATCAACTCCGATGTACGACACCGATGTGGAAAATTTGGGTCCATATTTTGTTCCCTGGAAAAAAAGTACGATGGAATATTACAACAAAACAAGACCAAACGTTCCAGCAACCGCATCAACTCGGTATGTATCTGGATACATATCTGGTAGTTTTATAGGTAATGTTGGACCTGATGGTCTTGTTCAAGAAACACCAACCATAACCGAGAATAAAAAATAATATTTTAATATATATAAGTTCCACCACGATATATTAAGTAATCGCAAATATGTTGGTTTTAGGTATTAATGAAATTATTGTCGTTGACATTACAACCCAGTTTATGTTAAATATATAATATGACAATCATGGGTGTTTATATTTTAATAGGGATATTATCAGTATCTATTATATTATTGATGTATGTTATTCGAAACTTATATGTTAAGAATAAAATATACGAGACATGGATTGTGCAAACAAGAACCGAAGTAGAAACTCTACATACCAATATAACCGAAATCGACTCTGAACAACTGTTTGAAAAAGATGATGATGTTGGGGTGGTGTTTACTGGAATAAAAGAACTCATCGGGAGTTTTAAACAAAGGGTAATCGACGAATAATGGCAAAGCAAAAAACAAAAGCAGATGCGGACAAACCACCTACAACAGGTCTACCGCACGGAATGAAACGAAAACGGAAGAAGAGAACTCCTAAGAATAAAATGTATTTCACCAAGGATACGGAGGATTCAATAGTATTATATAACGCATCGGATGATATCGTGGAACGAAATAAAATATTCAACGAAGGAATAAAATATCCATTTGAAAAACTCGCAGAGAACATATTAAATACTTTTAAGTTTTCATACTTTCAGTGTAGTCATGAGGAGGTACAGAAGGAGGTGGTAAGTAATCTTGTTAGTAATATGCACAAATATAAACAGGAGAACGGCAAGGCCTTTTCTTATTTTAGTATAATAGCTAAAAACTTTTTAATACTATATAATAACGGAAACTATAAGAAATTTAAAAGACACACAAGTGTTGATGATTCTGAGGTTGTATATGACCACAAGGAATTGACAATATTTCCGAAGACAGAAACCAAACGTCGTGAGTTGGAGGAGTTCCTAACACTTATGATTGAGTTTTGGGATGAAAATTTGGGAAAATTGTTTAAGAAAGAAACGGAGTTTAAAATTGCCTCGGCCGTTGTTGAAATATTTAGAAAATGTTCATCTATTGAAAATTTTAACAAGAAGGCACTATATTTGTACATTCGAGAAATGACAAATTGCAAGACACAGAATATAACTAAAGTTATAAACAAGATGAAAGATACTCAGAAGAATATCCAAACTCAATATAGAAAGAATGGTTATATTGATATGGATTTGCATAAGTGATGCAAACTTGGAAAAAAATATATATGTCTATATTTATAATCTATGGAAAAAGACATAGAAATCTTCGAGGGAAAAACCTTTTCATCGTTAGTTCGTGACATATATAATAATTCTTCTCACAAGAAGGATCAGATAAATCAAATTATTAAAGATCTACATTCTATGATAAAGGATGTGGGTGGTGCAACGGTAGTCGCACCAATGATAAAGGATTACCTTGATGTCAGTGTTAAAAACGATGACCAACTAATAAAACTCTCAGCAGTACTTCAGAGAGTAATGAACGGTGGTACGTCACAAGAGTCTTCCGGGGATTTTATATTAAGTGATGCGGAAAAACAACAATTGTATGATAGTATGCAAGACGAACTTACAGACATAAAAAAAACTGACAGGGATATTACTGATCAAATCGGAAAAATAACAGACACTATTAAGGAAGATGGCACACAGTAAATACTATAAGAGGTCTGAGGACAGAGACCTTGAAATACAATCGTTGATGACTCAACGACAGATATATACAAGAAAACCGGAAGGAATTTTGTTTTACGAACTTGAGCCAGCAGTTGTAATTGATATTATAAGAGACGAAACCCACCCCGTTTTTAAAAAGGGAACGGAATCACCCCATGTAAGTAATAACGAATGGCCAACGGGATATAATGATACTGAACATCTGGACTATTCGTGGGTAGGTCGGATTAAGGCAAGACAGATCAACAGCCAGGAGTCTGTTCCGGTATCTGAACTTGATTGGATAATTCCACTTGAATCCGGTCATGTGGAGTACCCACTTGTAAACGAATTGGTTGTGGTCGTTGAATATATGGGTTCAAAATACTACACACGTCGGTTAAATACTAGAAATTTCATAAATAATTCTGCTGACTTTAGATATGAGCATAAATATGGCAAGAATGACGGAGTTACACAGGCAACAAGTGCGAATCTACTGGGTGCCAAAAACAAGTCAAATATATCACCTGCGACATCTCCGTATGGTTCATTTCTTGGAAAGTATTTTAAGGCAAATAATAAAATCCGTCCACTAAAGCATTATGAAGGGGATACTATTCTTGAGAGCAGATTTGGTAGCAGTGTTCGTTTTGGTTGCTATGTTGACGATGCGGTGTATGATGTGGGAACGGGTAAGGGACACGGAGAGTCGTATGAAGGTAATTACGGAAATCCGATGATACTAATCAGAAATCGTCAACATATAACAACTGAAGATGAAACCAAGTTTCAATATAACATACTTGAGGACATTAATCGTGATGGTAGTTCTATTCACATAACTTCTGGAAACACCAAATCAGAATTTCTTTCTACCATAAACCACTCATATGATAATATTTGGTATGGTTGTCTGGGGTGTCGAATGGGTGGGTTTGGTGGGTTGTACGGACTTGCCAAGTCGGCCATTGGATCGAAAAAAATTCAAAGCATTGATGACTCGGATAAGAAACTTGGGTCATTTGGTGGAGTCGCAACACCAAACGAGGAGGACTTAAAAATATCAACTAAACTTGGTGCAGTTGGGGACACGTCAACCGGACTAAACCCATATTCAGATATAACAAGTTCATTGAAAAATAATGATTTGGGGGGTGCGTTGGGTTCGGCAATGGGAACGGCCGTGGGTGGACCGATTGGGTCAAAGATTGGAAAGAGACTTGGTAGTGTCGGTGCTGGATCAATTAAAAAGTTTATAAGTTCACCAGGGTCCCCGGGGTCATCAAAACCCTCGGAACGAAAGAAGTTTGCAAAGTCCATTGCATCCGGTAATTTTTCGTTAAATCCTGAGTATGAACGTGGTGTTATTAAGTCGGTATCTTCTGCTAGAAAGTCCGGTAAAGATTCGTTGTTTGGTTCATCGGTTGGGGGTGCTATCTCGGCTGCAACATCCCTCGGCATTGATATCCCAGGAACAGAGGGTTTGGGAATTTCATCAAACGATAGTCCGATGTTTAAGATATTCAAATTGGCTTCGTTTGGGATAAAGGCCTTGTGTGCGTCTTTGCGAAAAAAACACGGAGGGGGGTATGGTTCAGGTACGGAAGAAAAACTTGGTTGGTTGTTATCAATTGGAATCGACTTATCACTACTTGCTATGCTGAAGGCATTATTTGACAGACTTCGTGGGTTGAAGTTTAACTTTGGCTCATTTGGTGCATTCAATTTAAATAATCTTCTGTTTGATTTGTGTGATTGGATAAATCAAGTAGACCACAAGTCAAGTTTGGTGGACACCTTTCGGAACGAGTCTAATAAATTTTTAAGTGATTCCGTATTAACACAACAACTTGGTGATAAGTTTACGAAGGAAGGCACGTATGGTGCGTATGCAAAAAACCACCCTTCGTTTGATATGAATTACAGATCACTTGCAGGTGATGTGGATGCTATTAAAGATGCGTCTAAATCATTTGGACAAACTTCACTTTCGTTACAAAAGGGAGGAAAGGAAAAGGCACAAGTAAAGTTTGATCCACTTACTGGATTATTTAGGGAAAAACAACCATCTGGCCAACGTGATCCACTAACAACCTCCGGAATTTCTTCATCCTTACCCAACTTTACATCAATGTTCTCCGGCCAACCACAATCAACTGGTCAAGTTGGACCTACCAATTCAACAACATCGGTTGGTGGGGGTGGTGGTATTACTGGAATGGAATCTTTGTTAGGTGGTGTAAGTGAACCATATAAAACAGATCCCAGACCACTTGCAAACGCAACGGATGTAACGATATCCAAGACTACCGGAAATATGTCAGTCAGTGGGGTTGACCTACCTGTGTCTCAGCAAGTAGTACAACCAAAATCAGGAACAAGTTCGGTGAATCCTGTGGTTTCTCCTGTTGAACCGTCTGCAACAAAGATTACTTCGTACATGAGTGGTAAAGAAATCACCCGGGACTCGTTGGTAGGTACACACTTGGAATCTGCGGATTTAAATGCAGTTGCCTTGTTAGATGAAGATGACTTAAATACATTAAAAGATACACCTTTGATGAATTCTGCAATAAGTTCTGCTCAAAAGAAGCACGATGAAACATTTGATAAGCAAATGGACGATGTTGAAAAGTCTGTGTTAACTAAAACCGATGGAAATTCAATATATGGAAAGCAGTTACCAACACTAATTGGTAATCAAATAATACTAAACTCTGAACGTGTTTTAATTTCATCAAAAACCCAAGAGACTGGTATATTTTCAAAAAAGAAGTTTTTTGTTACGACTGATGATGAAATTACTATGGATGCGAAGGAACGAATTGTGATGAGAACCGATAGTCATGTCTCGTTGATTTCTCCGAGTGTGCATTTGGGTCTTTTTACAACACAATGCCACCCAACATTGAAGGGAGATTGCACTACTGCGTGGTTGTCCGATTTATGTGGTTGGTTATCGTCACACGTCCACCACGACCCATATATTACAACATCAGTACCCGCACAACAGGGTTCGTTGGCAAGTTTACGTTCAAGATTGCCAACATTATTGAGTGAGAGAATATTTATATCTGGATAGAAAGGTTAATAATTAAATAGTTATGAAGAAAAAAGAGTTAATAGAAATTATACAACTTGCGGTAAGGAAAGAGTTACGTGCATCTCTCCCGGCAATTGTGAAAGAGTGTTTGTCGGAAACCCAAACCACAACCACAAAAAAACGTAAATCAGTTCCAACGGATCCCGTTGAACTTGCAAAACGAGCACTAATGTCGGAGAAGTCTACAACGATAAGTGCAGGTAAAAAGAAACCTATGGTACAATATACAAAGAATTCTGCCATAAATGAAATTCTAAATAATACATCAGGTGGAATACCACAAGAGGGGTCTAGGGTAACCGGATCGTCCACCGAGATGAGTGAAATGACTGATTTGAACGGAAATTCCGTGGATATGGATCAACTACCAGAGTCAGTTTCCTCTGCATTAACACGGGACTATACGGCTTTGCTATCTGCTGTGGATAAGAAACGAGGAAAGACTTCATAGTGATTGAGTCAAAAATACCACTTGGAATAAAACTTCCGTATCGTAAAGGTCCGGGTGGGTATTTCTTGCAAACCCACTCCGACATGGAACGGGCCAGAAATAATTTGAAGATGCTATTGATGACCGCAAAGGGTGAACGACCACTCATGCCAACCTATGGAAGTGACCTACATGAATTACTATTTGAACCCAACGTCGCAGATCATATGGATGATTTGTTCGAAGATGCGGTACGAGAAACGACTACAATTTGGATGCCAGAAGTTACCATAACATATGTTAAAGTCGAAAGAGATTTGATAAATACACCAAGCACCGCAACATTAAATATCGGATTTTCGATCACAAGCATCCCAAATTCTGAGCAAATTTTAATACTGGAGATATAACATGGCAGACGGAATCGACAACCCAGTCAAAACTACATCAAGAGATATAAACTATCTTGGCAAAGATTTCAACGCATTCAGGCAAAACTTGATAAATTATGCGAAATCATATTTTCCACAAACATACAAGGACTTTAGTGAAAACTCCACGGGTATGATGTTTATTGAAATGGCAAGTTATGTTGGTGATGTTTTGTCGTATTATATAGACTATCAATTCAAGGAGGGTTTTATACAACACGCAGAAGAACGTAAAAATGTAGTAACACTTGCAAATTATCTTGGATATACTCCCAAACCGGTTACATCTGCATCTACCGAACTTGAGGTCTTTCAACTTGTACCTGCAAAGACAAATCCCACAACCGGTGAGGTTGAACCAGATTACAAGTTTGCATTGAACATCTCAGCTGGTATGGAGGTCACATCGGCCGATGCAACACCAATTGTATTCAGAACACTGGATTCGGTAAATTTCACCGAAAACTCCGAATCAAATCCAATAAATGTTTCTGTGTTTGATAGAGACCCAACTACACAAGAACCGACATTTTATTTGCTGAAAAAGGTCACGATGGTTTCTGCCGGAACATTGAAGACTCGGGAAATTTCCGTATCAACGGCAGAACCCTTCTATGAAATTGAGTTGATAGAACCAAATGTCCTTGAGATAGTTTCTATTAAAGATTCAAACGGGAATCAATATTACCATGTCCCAAATCTTGCACAAGACACGATTTTTGTAGAAGAACAAAATACAGATGCCAGAAATCCATTCTATAGTAAGTTTTCAGAAACCGCACCATACGTGTTGAGGTTGATACGAACTTCAAGAAGATACATAACCAGGGTTAATTCCGATAACACGATGACAATTGAGTTTGGTGCAGGAACCGACAAAATGGATGATGAGGTGATAATCCCTAACTTAAATAATGTGGGGAGATTGTTAAGCACACAACAGAGTTTTGAGGTTGCATATGATCCATCCAATTTTTTGAAAACTAAAAGTTATGGTGAAGCACCCTCAAATACAACACTTACTGTACAATATTATGTTGGTGGTGGTATATCATCAAACGTATCATCAAATACACTAAACAACATATCACTTATAAACTTTGAAGATCAAAGTGAATACCTAACTGCACAGGAATCTACTATATTAAACACAATTAGAAGTAGTATCCGAGTTAATAACCCAGACCCCGCACTTGGTGGAAAAAATGCAGAGTCAACTGACGAGATTCGGTTAAATTCTCTTGCATACTTTTCTGCCCAAAACCGAGCAGTGACTCGGGAAGATTATGTTGTACGGGCATACTCTATGCCAAATAAATTTGGAAGTGTAGCAAAAGCATTTGTAACTCCAGATGGAATTTTAGATTCAATGACTCAGTTATCATTGATAAAGTCACTCGATGAACAACCCACAAAGGTGAGTCCAAGTGGACTCACTCAGGTATATGGAGAGGTAAACAATCCGTTTGCAGTTAATATGTATGTATTGAGTTATGATAAAGATAAGCATTTAGTTTCTCCCAACGAACTTATATTGAAAAATCTTAGAACATACTTGGGTCAATATAAGATGCTCACGGATGGAGTAAACATAACCAATGCGTTTATTATAAATGTCGGAGTTGACCTTGAAATCTCGGTGTTTCAAAACTACAACAAGATTGACGTTTTAGCAAGTGCAATTCAGTCTGTGAAAAAATTCTTTGACATTGATAGGTGGCAAATTTCCCAACCAATTGAAATGGGTGACCTTGAACTTGAGATTGCAAAAATAAATGGAGTTAAGTCGGTTACTAATTTACGAGTTTATAATAAAACTATTGAGGACGGAAACTATTCATCTAATGTATATGATATGGAATCTGCAACTTTTAATAAAGTTGTATACCCTTCAATGGACCCGTCTATATTTGAATTGAAATTCCCATCACGGGATATTGTGGGGAGGGTTGTGTAGTGAATGTATTTTTATACGCATCGGCAGATTCGGTAGTATCCAGACATAAAAGTGTAGTGGATGTCAACATGGGATTTGATGAGGTGTTGGATGTTGAGAATGTGTATGATGAGAACGTGGGTCACCATGTGTCTAGGTTTTTAATGCAGTTTGACCTCGAAGGATCGGGAATATCAGACTCGGTTTTAACTTCGGCCGAATACTTTTTGAACTTAAAAATAACCGAGTCCTCTGAACTATTACACAAAAGTTTCTTGCAGATATTTCCAGTATCCAGTCGGTGGACCGAAGGTCCAGGTAGACGATACGATGTTAATACATTATATAAGGGTGTAACTTGGAATGTGCGACACGATGCATCAACTCCGTGGGAAGAACCTGGTGGAGATATAATTCGTTATATTGAAAATGAACATGGACTAACTGAGGAACTTGTGTGTGAATACGAATTCGGAAGGCGCACTTCGGATGTGTCGGTTAACATAACCAAGATAGTTGAAAAATGGATATCCGGAGAGATTGAAAACAACGGGATTCTTGTGAAGTTTAAGGATGAGACGATTTTGTCCGAGGGTCGGGTGTCATTCTTTTCCAAGGACACCAACACCATATACAGTCCATATATCAGAATTGCATATAATGATTATTATTTTAACCCATGTGAATGCTTATCAACCGAGACATTGTCATGTGATCAGACCGAGTCTGATGATATAACTGATATAGATACTATAATAAGTGGTAGTCTGATAAGTGGTAGTCTGATAAGTGGAAGTATATTAAGTGGTAGCCTGATAAGTGGTAGTCTGATAAGTGGAAGTATGTTAAGTGGTAGTCTGATAAGTGGAAGTATGTTAAGTGGTAGTCTGATAAGTGGAAGCACATATATTGATCCGGTGGAACCTGATGTGGATTGTTTATCTGTTTTAAATAGAACTACAACACACACACCACCGAATATAAATCACATATCATCTGAGGATGTTAATGTGAATATAAAAAACATTCGTCAAGAATACTCGGTTGCGGAAGATATTCGCATGAGAGTTGGAGTTCGTGAGTTATATCCAAAAAAGACATTTTCTCAAAAATCGGACTATTTGCTTAATAATTATGTCGACTATCCAATGTATTATTCTGTACGGGATGCCGACACACATGAGGTTAGAATCCCGTGGGATGCATATTCAAGAATAAATTGTGATGCACTTGGTCACTATTTCGATATTGATTTTGGGTGCTTGAGTGTTGGTAGAATATACGAGTTTATGATACGAGTCGAATCACCAAATCAAACTAAAGTTGTCACAATAAAGACTAAATTTATGGTTGGTAAATAACATGGATAAGTTTGTTCCAAAGTATATAGAGCAATACGACTTTAACCAAGAGGCATATGATTCATTTGTTAAGTCTCCTGTGGATGGTAGTCAACTCGATGAATATAATAATTTGATAATGAGTTCTAATATAAATGAGAAATCCATTGCCGAAGTTGACCAATTTTTATGGAAAATAACTCCCAGAAAGAACACATTCTCACAGGTACAAGTTGAAAACTTTTTTGATACGGATATATCGGAATTTCCGGAGGTCGAGACAAGAGACTCCGGCCTCGCAACGGACATGACGGTTTCCGAATTTGCCGATGAGATCGATGCCGAACTAGGAGAGCAACTTGCAAACGAGAAAATATTGCAAACGCAGATTGAAGAGTTATCCGATACTCTTGATGTTGAGATAGAGAAGGGTGTGAAGTTCAAGGAAGATGCAACGGAGACGTTTCAAGCAGCCAGAGATTTAATCGTGTCACAACGCATATCTGCCGGTGAGGGATTAACTGATGTGGATTTTAGTAACAAATTTCCGTTCCTACCAATATCAGAGTCTGATGAAGAAACTTCCGGTGATAAGTTTCCATTTATGAAATCACCCTAATATCTGAGTTTAATTGGTTATGAAAAAATATCATAAATATGTAAAGGAGGCCCCGACTAATATGGATTTTGATTATCCACGTGGGTCTCCCGTGGATGCATCCATGTTTGACATACTAACAGGTGACTCACCTGAACAAGCACCACTGGAGTTTGGTAGGTCTCCGAAAGATATAATTGAATTTTCTGTATATACCCAAGAAAACGAAGTCTTACAATCCAAGTTAATTGATAGGGATGATAGTTTTTTAGAACGCAAATACGACTTTATCGACTATAATGGTGAACACCGAATGGGCACGTTACATACGTTTGACAGGAATTACCAAGTTTCTGAATCGGGTGACGTGATTATATCACCCACACACGAACTTAGTGAACTCGGATATACAGACGGAACACATAAAATTGGTGTCTCTTTTAGAAACGATATTATTGGATCTGCTGAATCAACTGCAAAGTTGATGGTAGTTGGTATATCACCCTCTCGGATGGAAGTCAAGATTGTCCCATCTGGACTAAAGACATCCAAGAAACCACTGGAGGTGTCTTTAAACTTTGAATATGATAATTTTTTCAACAAACGATTGTTGGTTGCCAACATATACAACGAAACATTTAAGTTTATTCGTACCGAGGGTTTGCCTGCATATATCAACCGAGTTATAGAGGACAACGAGATAGAGGGGTATCACGATTCAGTTTTACAGATAGTTGAGTTATTTGGTATGAGTTCACACCAAGATTTTATCAAAGATTGTAGTGGATTACATGAACAAATTACATCTCTGTATTTCAATATTATGTTGTGGAAGTACAATGATGTATTTTCGGAAAGTGATTTCGCAAGAGAATATGTGAGGTGTGTGGATAGAATACTTGATACAAGTTCAAGATTTTCCAATAAAGATAGAGATGAATCTTTAATAGAACCACATGACATATACAGAAAGACCTTGTTGGCACAATATAACTCCAAACGAGTAACCGATATATATAATGCCAAATTTACATCATATTTTTCAAATGTATTGAATTTTTCCGATGGGTCTATAGTACCGTTCGTTAATGTTGTTCGTGGAACAGAGAATGCCGATGATTCACGGAAGCACCGTCCGTTGGTGGTAAAGTTGATAGATCCACTTCCTACTGACGTGTCAGTTGGACAAAAATTGCATATGTCGAACGTAGCTTACTCGGACGATATAATACAGACAACCGTTTTATATAAACGATCAAAACCAGAATTGTATAAAATGCGTGGGCCGAATATGTCGTTTACTTCACCCGGGGGTTCTGCACAATATACACTTGAAAAACTCGAAAGCACAAAGCACGAACAAAATAGAAATGCGTTACTTGACTCCGAGGATGAATTAACAGACTCGTTGAAGGAACGACTTTCCGACATTGAGCAGGAGTGGAGGGAGGAGTTATACGGAACACCATTACAAATATCCGATGAGATTTCGAGATATTTCCAGTCAAACATCGAGGATACATATTTAACTACCGACTATTCTGATTTTTCAAAGTTTGTTAGGTATTCTTCGGCAAGAAAACGACTAGATGTTTTTATATATAAACTAGCAAAGATATCGGAGTTTGACCGGCAGATGGAAAGTATTCGTCGTGCATGGAGAACATCCACGGCGGAACAATTCGGCAGGATGTCATATGATGACCAAATGCAGAAACTGCGTACTGAGAAGAATAAAATGCTTAGTGGGTTCGATGGGTATGAGAGATTTTTGTATTTTGAGGATATTGTACAATTAACAGAGACTGCAAAAGACTTACAAGACCAGATTGATAAGATAACTCTGTCAATGGAACGTAGAGGAGAAACTGTATCTGAACTTGAGCAAATTGCTGACTTGGAACGCAGATTGACATATGTGTATGTTAGTTGGCCAAGGCAGGATTTTGAATGTGATAGTGTGGATGATTGGTCTGAGAATGTTTCTGATTATGTATATGGTGAAGCAGTGATGTATGATGATTCGGTTTGGATAGTATCGGAAAACGCAACTCCACAACCAACTGACATACCAGGAACAACAAACGCATGGCAGTTTTTTTGTAAATGTGGGGAGTGTGTTGGTAAAAAAATTCCAATGACCACATCATCGTATACATTTTTATCCGCACGAACATATTATAGACCAGAACCAATTCCACCTACAATGGAGGAGTTTTCCAAAAGTCAGGCATACTCTTGGTATTCTTTGAAGGCCAAGGAAGCAGACTTTTACGATAAGCACAATGACAACTCAATGTTGAGCAACACCCCTGAGTTTATAACCAGAGATGATGATAATTCTGATTATTTTGATTTTTTGAACTTCATCGGACATCAATTTGATTTGATTCATTTATATGTCGAGGGAATTGGTTCTATAAAACAACCCCTAAACAATCCAGATAAGGGTATTCCAAATGAGATGGTATCTCATATGTTAAATTATTTTGGAGGTGGGTTTGTTGGGTATGATGATGGTGAGGTAAGTGCATTGATGAACCAAGTAACTACGAAGTCACACATTGAGTTCATTAATAAATTCAAAGAGAGAAAGAATATAATCTGGAGACGAATATTAAATAATCTTCCACAGATGTTAAAGGCGGTGGGAACGGAGCAATCTGTCCGAATCATGTTTAGATGTTATGGTGTACCTGATTATTTGTTCAGAATTAGAGAGTTTGGTGGTGTTGAATATAACACCGACTTGAGTGACGAGGCAGTTTATAGTTTTGACACATTTGACTATTATTTGAATATCTCTGGGGGCAATCAATATGTGGAGTTGGATTGGGGGAATTCATCGTATGATATTAATACACTTGAGTTTAGATTTGGATTTGCCGAACATGGCATTGATGTTGAAAGCAACCCACATATAGTAGTTGCGTCATCTCCTGGAAAGTGGGAATTTGGATATGAACCGTCCGAGGAGAACTTGGAACAGATATACGGTAGGTTTTACTTTTCCATACATGATGCAAGTGGAACACCCACAAAAACATATTTTAGAGACACACACACTGGAAGTGAGTGGGTTCATCCATTTAAGGGATCGTTATATGATATATTAATAAGAAGGCAATCAGGTGAGTTGGATACGGAGAGACGTGGGTTGCAACTATATGCTAAACGGGTTGAGCAATATGAGGTGGTGTATAATTCATATGCAGAAATATCAACAACTGATCATGCGTATAAAATGTTTCACGATAAGTCAACGTCATCTACAATTACATTTGGAAACTACACTCATTCAAACTTTGCCGGGAGGATTGACAGATTACGCATATACCAACACGTATTACCAGAGCATAGATTTGAAAACCATATATTATTTAATCAATCATATGATACGGATGATCCAACAACCATTGATGAGACACTAATCTTCAAAGCAAATTTTGACTACCCATACGACCTAAGAAGTTCGGGTGAGAACAACTACGGTATCATCGAAAACACCGCATTCAGACAAGACGCACCTCAATCCGCCCGTTGCTACAATTTTGTCAAGGGTGACTATCCGTATGACTTTTCTGGTGAACCCGTTAGGCATTATTCCAAACTTCCATCGTATGGTTCTCAGGTATTCAATAATAATAAAATTAGATTGGAAACACAAGAACTTATAACACAATTGTCGGTGTCGGACAGGTCAACACTAAAGAGTAATGATAGACTAACCGCAGATACGAATACGGTGGGGGTGTATTTCAGTTCAAGTGATTTGATAAATCACGAAATAATACGATTTTTCGGAAATTTTAAATTGGGTGATTATATCGGAAATCCAGATGATTTGTACAAAAGTGTTTATGGAGAATTTGATGCGTTGAGGCATACTTTTTATAAGCATGGTTTCGGCAAGTTGGACTTTTCTACATATCTGAATGTAGTTGAATCGTATGTCGACCCATCGTTATTTGACAATATAAAGAAACTTGTTCCGGCAAGAACCCGATTAATTTCAGGCCTCGTAGTTGAACCAACATTGTTGGAACGACCTAAATTAAAAAGACGTCCACTGCAAAATGAGATTATCAAACTTGATGATATTAATTTCAACCTAAAACCGGATTGTTCCAATCTAGTATCACCGGCAAACCGAAGGCACTATGTAAATCCCACCGACCAGAGTGAACTAACGGGTTATGATTTTAACGCAGTTCATTCGGCGAGGGTATCCAACTGGTATCCAACGGAGTATAATATGAACTCGGTTAGAGATATACCAAATGAACTTATGTACGGAATCAGTGCATATCAAGGCACATCATCTGGGTATAAAATAGAAACACTTTCACCAACATACTCACGATACAATGTAAGTCGTGATTCTGGTAGAACATATGGTGCGATAAAGATGAGTGGCACTATAATAGAAGGATCTACATTCAATTGTGTTATGTATGGTCGTTTTGGTTCTGCAATTAAAACTAAAAATTATATCAAGAAGTTTGTCGGTTGGATTCATCGTGACACAACTATAAATGGTGAGATTCCAACTATTGTGGGTGGGTATGGTGCAAACGGATTTGCCAAATTTTCATATGTTTTTAATGGTCATCGTGTGGTCGGTAAGTTACAGGGTGACTTCGTAGGACAGATGCAGGAAGGGACGGTTAGGAAACTACAAGTTCTTGGAAAATTCGGTGGACAGATATATGACGAATGTTCATCGGAGTATATATCAGGAACTATACTAAGTGATTTAATCGAAGGTTTTAAATTTAATAAATCTGCCAATATGACCGGACAGGATAACCGAACATCTATACAGGTGGTGGAAACCAAGTTTACAGACGGTGATATTAACGCAGTGGAGTTACCCAAGACCATACGGAAGAAAGTTCCGATTGAAATTGAGTATGATGTAACATATAAATTGCAAAATGTCGATTCTGGTGTATCAAGGGTTTCCGGAAATTATGATGGAACACTTTCACTGGATATCTCTGCGGTTTTTATACCACCTGATGTAGTAACATATCATGTTGAGTGGGAACGTGGCAGGGTTATCGTGGATGAAAACGGCATGAACGTGTTTGATAGTGTGGAAACTTTACTTAACATACAACGTTCGTCACATGACTATGTGCATAATATTAAACGTAAAGAGTATGATGTAAATCAACTAGTTTCATCCGATGATCTTATATTGAAACCCAAATATGTTTCGGATGTAAATGTTGACAGAAAGTCGGAGCAGGAAAACATATTGAATAGTTTGAAGAATCGTGCGTGTGATTCTTCCAAACTTTCCAAATATATCGAAACACTCAAAACGTTGGAGAACATATCCGTCAGATATGAATTGACCGGAGACGCATTCATGAATGGGTATGACGGACACACATTCTACGTGTCGGTCAAACCTCCTGTACACCTCAAGGTCGGGGACCGTGTATATATGCAGGGGGTTGTTATGCAATATGACAATTGTGAATATACTGCCGATTATATAGACTTTAATGATGCTTATTATACAATAACAAAGGTATCACACAATGATTCTACTGGTAATGTTGATATCGAATTCCCACACGAAAAGACGAACTTTTCCACTGAGTGTGGTGGGACATATGCATACGGTGGGAGTATTGGAATGGCACCCGAACTGTCAAATATAACAGACGAGGTCTATGATATTGGTGTATATGAAATGTTTTATGATTATGATATACCTTTTAATTTTATTCAAAAACTTCGCACACCTGTGGTGGATACAAACGAAGATGGTGTATATGATACTCTCCGTGATGATATACCATTGTCAATTTCATGTGAAAATGGAGAGTTTAGTGCAAGGTGGGTAGACAATACACAGACAGATTCTTCTGGAAGTAAATTAACCGGAGAGATTAAACTTGGATTTTCCGATGATCCTGATGTTCGGGGAGTGAAGAAGCAAACTGCATCGGAATGGTATTTTGGAAACGATATTAACACGGAAGACGGGTTACCCGACCAAACTTGCAATGACATTTATAGATTGAAGATTAGTGTGAATGTAAGTAGACCTGAACGGGTGGTTACAAAACCAATGATAATTGATGAGAATATTAGTATTGGTGATGTGGTGGAGGTGGTATTCCGTAAGGGTTCATATTTATGGCATCCGTCCACAAAGGGACTTGAGGTGTCAACTGGGATTGTTACCAACTTGGAGTCAGACAAAGATGCCAACATGACGATATCGGTAAAGAATTCAACAGGGGTCGTGGATTCATTTCCATTAAATGAAACTCATGTATATAGTGTGCGAATAGTTACCTCAAGTGATACAACATCCACAAAGGAGATACCATTTTCGGATAAATATTCAGAGACACTGCGTGGTACATCTCCTGATGAGCAACGATATTATCCAGACAAGGATTCGGTCACACTTCCCATTAAGATTAAAAGTTCGTCATTTGTGGTTGTTGAGAAACCATATGAGTTTTATAATATAGTTGATATAGGAAACCCAAACTTTAAGATATGGGATGGAAGGTTTCCACAACACAAGGGATTGCATAGGAATGTTTTTTCAAAGACCAACAAACGCAGAGGAAACTTATATTGTAGACGATCAGTTAGTTCCGTCAATACTACAGTAAGTGGTGATACTGGTTCACCAGATTATACACCACCGATTGTGCGTACACGAAAAACTGCAATACAAGATTCAGTTGGGGATTCTTTTTGGTATCTTGATGATACACCAGTTACACAACCTGTGGGGTGTGGTATTGAAGGCCATTCATCGCAACAAATACCCACATCACCCTGCGACATACCTCCAACAGAAACTGAAACGCAGACCGATGTGGATGTGTCTGCAACCGACCCACTTGAATTAGAATCATTGATGTTACACTACACATTTGAATCAGACCCAACTACTAATATCGTAGAGGATTCTTCCGGTAATGGCAGAACTGGGACATTGCACAACTCCATAATTCGTGATGGTGGAGTTTCCCGAAGATATAGGAAAATTTTGGAACTCGACAACGATGTGCATACTGATCCAGATAACACACAGAGTTATCTCGGTGTGAACAACATACCATTTAGCACATCGGCACTAACCATTGGGTTTTGGATTAGACCGGTTGGGGTTAGTGCTGATGATGTGGGTATAATACTAAACAACTCGGCCGAACCCAATTCACGTCATGGTATAATAATGAACCCCAACGGGAATCAATATGCACTTGGATATTCGTGGAATGATAATGAAAATTCTCATAATGTTGATTTGGGTGCTAATTTAGTACATGATTCGTGGAGTTATGTGGTAATATTATTATATCCAGGTGGATTTGTACGAACGTTTATCAATAACTGGTTTATATCAAATTATGATCTTGGTGTGAGGCATGAGAATGTTTCGTTTGATAACCTAGAGGTGGGTAGATTTTCTGGAATGATAGATGATATTAGGATATATAACGAGATACTCGATTATGGTAATGTTCCACTTGCAAAGGAAGCAACGGGTACGGTTGCGAGACTATACAACTCCACCCGACAACCACCACAGAACACCACACATGATCCGGAGTATTGTGATTTACACCAATACGATTTCAGATATTATCAACATCCAGATTTCATAATTGCAAATAAAATGTATGATTTGCACCCCGGAAGTGACCCCGTATCTGATCCGGAAGTAGAGTCAAAGAGAAAATTTGATATACGGGGTGGTGCAAATGATGGACAAAAACGCAACGCAACTACTGAATTTATGGGGAGATTGTGTGGAAGTCTCAAAGAGATCAGTTGATTTCAGTTAAAAATGCAGTATATAAATATTTATATTGTAAAAAGCAACTAAGCTAAATATATATATTAAAGTGTTATGGGATATCTCAACAACGAAACAATTACAGTAGAGGCCGTTCTAACAAAACGAGGACGGGAACTTCTTGCATCGGACAGTGGTCTGACTATAACGAGCTTCGCACTTGCGGACGATGAAATAGATTATACATTATATGATCCAAATCATCCAGACGGTTCACAATATTTTGACATGGCACTCAGAAATACTCCGGTGTTTGAACCATTGACTGACGAAACTCAGTCGTTGAAATATAAGTTAGTAACACTACCATCCGGTACAAAGCACATCCCGGTTATTAAACTTGGTCAACAAAGTATAACATTAGACAAAGACTATAATGGTGTTGTTACACTAAATCCAACTACAAATCCTGTATACAATACACGAATGGGATATACTGCGGTTTTGTCAAATCGTGAAGTTGGAACTATAACTGGATCTGGTGTAGATGCTTCGGTTGGAGAGAATACTTCAATATTTCTTGGAGATACCGCAAGCACCTTCGCACAAACCGCAGTTGGTTTGTCATTTGAATTTAGAGTGAATCCATCAATAACACGAAATGTTGGTGCAAACTTAACCATCATTGGAAACGAGAGTGGTGGTTCAATAACCATCCCGGTTAATGTACTCGCAGAACCACTTGAGGGGATTTCCGAGAGCGGAAATATAGGATAATGATATTTAGGGAACTTGATAGTACGGATAAAGTCTCCGGTAGAGTAACATCAATACACGATGGGATGTTTTCTGGTGAACACCCAAGTGAACTTGACAGTTTCTACTATGACGAGGATGCCCATGCAAATACACCACTCTCACAGACACACGACACAATGGTTGATGCAATCAATCATATGACAGATAACTGGACACTTCCACAGAAAGAGGATTATTATGCAGATATATACCACGAAGAGGTTTATATCGGGGGTCTATCCAACCAAGCAGCCGAACAACAATTTTCAGTAACATATGGACATATTGATGGATATGGTAGTCCGTTGTCACAAGCATTTGACTCAAAGAGTCCTAAAATAACAAAGGCAATTTATAGTCAATATAAAAATATTCTTTTAAATCCAGATGACAAAAAGTTCACATTTACTCAATCTATTGTAAGGAATGACGGAACGCAAGGATTCGTAGGATATAACTCGGATTCTATTTATGCTATCAATTTTTCAACTGCCCGTATGAAGGAACGTCTTGATGAGGGAAATTTTGTTGTAACTCTTGGTGTGACGGTAGATGGAAATCCGTCATCTGAGATCAACTACAGGGTATCATTTCAAGATAACAGTGTATTTGGAACGGGTGTTAATTATATAGCATCATCTCCACAATTTGGTAGAGTGTTTGACTTGGTCAAGGTTGCACACTCGGATAGATATAATTCGGATTCCGAGGATGTGGCAAGGATGGTAAGCACTCCGGAAGATTTTGTTGATAACTCAGGAAGTGACATTAGATATTGTCCCAAATCAAATCTCAGTTTTGGTCTTGTGTATCCTGACTTAGGAGTTATTATTCTAAACCCCGTTGCGGTTGCCGAACAACTACAAAAAGGTCTACACCAGGCAGTGTTAAATGATACCGCAGAGGGTGACGGAAGTTCTTGGCCAATCGGATATTCTGAAGAAGAGAATGAAGGGGCAAAGTTTGCTTGGTTTGGTGAGGTAAATCCAAATTCTCACAGACTTGGTGATGTATCTTCATTCAATGCACAAAGGGATAGACACTCAGAGATAGTTACAGATTCAAATACATGGAAGAGTTTGGAAGATTTATATCCAGCAGGAGGAGACCGAAATTATCAAAACTTTACTAAATTGGTAACTGCACTCCAAGTCGGAAAACGATTTGAGTGCAGAAATACGGAACTTATACCATCCAAGCATTATTTTATTAGAATTAAAAATACTGATTTTAACTATAGTAATAATCCGTCATTTGTTTATCAAGGATATGAGGCAGATGTAGAGGCTCGCAAGGCCAACGCATCCAAGGATGATTATATGGGTAGAGTTCGTTTTAACGATTTCATAAACGACCCCCGAGTATACATAACTACGATTGGGTTATACAACGAAGATAATGAATTGGTTGCGGTTGCAAAGTTGAGTAAACCGATATTAAAAACTTTTGATTCCGAGGCATTGGTTAAAGTTAAATTGGACTTTTAGTAGGTTAGTCCCGAAAGTCGTTTAGATTTTCGAAAAAAATATATTTATATTTATGATAAAACCACTACGGAGCTCAGATAAAATTGTCCGACCGTTTAAGACATTTAAGTCATGGTCATATAAAAATACCGATCTATCGGATGTTATACTACTTGAGCATCTATATTACAGTACCATTGAGGGTGGAATGGTGGGTGAACCACCTTTACAAACAAAAGTGCAGATAGAAGGTCAATGGTCGGAGTATTTTAGTGGCATAGAGTATGACATAAATCAATATACAGACGGTGGGGTGGGTTATATTGAAATATTGACTGGTGATGTTGAACCTGTAATTGTTGCGAAATATCGTGAGGGTAACATATCAAACTCATTATTATATGAAAGTGGTAATGGTGCATCACCAGAGACACATGAGACCAACTTTGGTGAATTTGATCTTGTTGTAAAGCATGGTGAAAAAATAACCGGACCATTTTATCCAGTGGGTCACCGAAAATATAACAAAGAACGTGAACCAATGAACTACGATGGTTCATATCATAGAGTGGTGTATAACACCATAAAGCATTTATTCTATAATGATTATTTTGTAAGTCATTATGACTATAATTCAAATAAAGAATTGGATATAAAAAATCCACATATGTTGTTTGGGGTGGAGAGTGCAGAATATCACGATCCAACTGTGTTGGACGATATTGACACAGGTGAATCATACACAAATAGACGAATAGAGAGACGTGTGATTGGTGATTCTATAAAAGTTCTTGAGATTTCAAGAAAACATTTTGGGGAAAAGATCAGACCAAACTCCGTGAAGATAGTTGATTACAGTTCCGAGTTTGAGATAATAAACATAGTTGATGATGGGTATACAAATTTAATAACAACAGAAGGAACATTTGACAATGTTCATAGAGTTGGTGTAACTTGGGCAGATCGAATTCTTGCATATGGAAAACCAGAACAATTATTCGATCCAACTGACTTTTCATTTGGAGAAAAGTTGGCGTCGAGTGGAATGTACTTTATCACCGGATGTCCAATGGAGTTTGATGAGTTATCCGAATCGCAGGCCGGAAGTGCATTTCTAAGCAAATACGACAAGAACTCGGATTCATTTAAAACCATACGACCCTTTGCGTGTCCATTTACTCAAAACGGTCTGTCACTAGAGCAACGACATGATCACAACAATGTATTGTTAAGACAGGTTGGTGATGTGGTACTTTCAAATGATTATTCATTGAATGACAATTTTGGAAATGCAGTTGAACTCACGGATTCATATTGTGCAATCGGTGCATCAAGGGCTCACATAAGGGGAGAGTCAGCTGAATCTCCCACCGGATATGCTTTTATATACGAAAGAAACAAGGGAGGGAATGATAATTGGGGTATGGTAAATATCCTTGAAGGCCTACCTGGTTCTGAATTTGGTGCGTCAATATCTATCAGTGATGATATGATGGCAGTAGGTGCTCCTGGGGTATCTAATGGTTCTGGTGTGGTATATATTTTTAAACGAGAGTCTAGAACAATCAATAGTCCCTGGAACAGGATAACCGACGTGCCTGACGGATACACATGGCAATCAGAAACCAAAACATTTGAAGGATATCCACATGGTCACGAACTTGAGGAGTTGAACCAATCAACCACACGTTGGAAAGTCAAATCAGTTATTCCAGATGGAAGCATATTAAATTGCTTCGTTGGTATAGGAACATTTGAGATTGAAGATGGGGCAGAAACAACTTCGGATATAGAATGTATGTGTGGGGTCTCAACCTTTGGTGGTGATGACATAATTACACATGGCACTGTCAGGGAATCCGATGATGAATTTGATGCTGGATATAAACCACATACATATACCAAAAGTCCACAACAATCAATCGGGGACACAAACTGGGTATTGGACTCGTATGTAGTGTTGGACAATTCTGAGAATTGTTCTATGTTTGGAGAGGAGGTTAAGTTGGTTGGCAATCGTTTATATGTATCCACACCATCATCCAAAACACAAACTTGCCATATATTTGAACGAACCCACTCCGAGTGTGACGGAATTGTGTGGACGGAGACTCATAACATAACCAGAGACAGAGTTCTTAACAAGTTATCAGGTGAGTATGTAGAACCGACACTTCCGAGTCGTGAATCTATGGTTAGTTTCCCATACGAGTATTCCGAACCAACATCACATAAATATGGAACATCAATAGATGCAAATGAAATGTACTTGGTAATTGGTGACTCGATGGATCGGGAATATTCAACGTCGGGGGACACATATACTTCTGGTGCCGTGTATGTATACCGAATTTCTGATGATATTGAGTTTGATTCTAAGTTATACGGAGAGTCCAGAATCGAAACACGATTTACATCCAAGTTTGGTCACTCCGTGTCTATTTTTGAAAATGACATTTTAATCGGATCTTATTGTCCAGATGTGAGCAAAATTGAAGTGAAGGACTCGACGATATATGTCGATGATTATTACACGGGAACAAATGTATTGTCAGAGGAGACATATTACCACGGGTCTGAAATCAGGAATGCTATTGAGGGTGAGGCATTTTATTATAGACTCTCGTCCGATGCAGACCCGGAACTTCTCAAAAAAGTGAAGATGAATAAGAAAAAAAATTCGGTCAGACGTCAATATGCATACTCGGTATCGTTGAGCTCGGATTATATGTATGTAGGGCTTCCCGTCATCGGAAGTTTCCCCTTCTCAGAACTATCCACATTTGATGGACATGACATGGCCACAGAATGTAGACCAAAAGAAAATCCACATGAGTCTAAAGTCCGTGAGGCACTGTTTATGTACTACGATAAGTTGAATGAGGTGGAATTGGAATCCGATGATAGAGACTTATCTGGAAATGTAATAGCATATCGTGTAGACTCGGTGCGTGAAATGAAGAACCACCAGGTAGGTAACATTTTCTATAAAAATGGAATTGTTGTGATAACGGATGTTGCCAATCATCTGAAGAATATACTCAGTGGTTCATATAAAGATGGGTATGAGATAGATTTTGCTGGTACACACACTCTGTATGAGACAGAGATACTATGCACGGTAGAACCCAATGAATTTAATATGTCCACAAACCCAACTGCACTATTATCGGAGGATATTGTATATGATATTAATGGTGATGGTAAATTTGACATTTTGGATTTAATATTGATATATAAATTTTTAAAAGGACACACGGGTCCTTCATATGTATTTGATGACGAGGTGGCAGATGACGAGGTTCCCGGGGGAGTATCAGTTGAACAAGATACTATGTGGCCAAATTCAGACATATTGTTAACCGAATCCGATGATGCGATTTTGATGTTTTTTGAGAGAGAGGCAGATAACTTGTCAGTTGGTGAATATAATAAAACACTTCCTGCACTGAAACGACTTAAGGATAATGGAGATTTTGATGTTGATGGTGATGGTATATCAGGTAGTGCCGATGCCAAACTAATAATTAGATACTTCAAAGGAAACATCGGTCAAGATTTAACCCGTGGGTTGATAAATAAGAATTCAAAACGGAGGGTGTCTAGAGATATCGTTGAATTCCTGGACAAACGAACCGGTAAGAGCAATGGAGTGGAGGTTTTACCTGAGTTTGAGAGATTTACTGATTTGGATAGGTTAATTTCGTGTGGAAAGTCTATGGACGCATTACATCCATATGTCACCACAATCGGTCTTTATAGTGGTCTTGACCTCATTGGTGTTGCAAAACTTGCAAAACCAACAAAGATAACACCAAGTTATCCAATAAATTTTTTAATAAAATATGATGGTTAATCGATTCATTTAATATTTATAGTAAATATAACATATTAGGAGACATAAATATGGCAGAAAAAAGAACAGATTTTAAATCAGGAGCAGATAGAAATTCATTAACATGGGGTCTTGAAGAACGACTCGGTGCAAACGACTCTCTGTTTAGAAAGGGACCCACAATATCACTTGAATCTCAAAAGGGGACGGGAGTGGATTTCTTTAGTTATGGTGGAACACGCCAAGAGTTGGACGGAACTGTTAAGAAGGGTAACACCACAGGAGCAAACAGATATCGCACAACAAATGAAGTGCAAGATGCGGTACAACAAGTAGACTCTACCATATATAGAAAAGGACCGGACGGCAAAGTAAACCCAACCACAGATATGGGTGTAAACTTTATATCAGATTCTGGTTCAGGAGGCACAGCTGGGTTTCGTCAAAAGCAAGGGATGGATAACATCGCCAAGTATAATGGCCATGCAACCGAGTATAATCCGGATAAGACTGTATTTAGAAAAGCAATGCCTGCCCCTGGTGGGTATTCGGCACCTGGTGTGGACTCAAGTGCAGGACGAGGACCTGGTTCTAACTTTATGTCTGATCAAAAGGGAAGTGGAAAAAACCTACAAGGGTTTACACGAAGAGCAGACCAAGTGAACATCTCCGACTATGGTGGAAATGATCCGTTAAAGGCTGCTCAAGCAAGTGTTTATAGAAATTACATGGACACAACTAAATACCAATCCTCCTTCGGCATGAGTGAAATTGCCGGCACGGATGTATTTTAAGTTTATTCTTGCAAATGTAGACAATTTCGCATAACATAATAAGTTATGCAAAATAAATCCTACTGTCTAGGATTAGATGTAAGTTCAACTGTAGTCGGTTACTGTGTATCTAGTTCCAAAAACGATATATTAGAGGCCGGATATGTTGATATTCATAAAGAAAAGAGTATCAAGGATAAAGCACATAAGGTTGCTAATCACTTAGACCCCCATTCATTTGATCCATCAATCGTAATTGTTGAAGACTCGTTGAGTGGATTTGGGGGTGGTAGAACAAGTCAACAAACTATCGTGAAACTCGCAAAGTGCAATGCGGTAATAAGTTATGTCATAGAAGCATTGTATGAAATTGACATTGACCATGTAAATGTATCAACATTACGAAAAGCAGTTTTTGGCAAAAGTCGTGAAAAGGGGGTGGATAGTAAACAATTCGTACGTGAACAACTTGAGAATATGCTTGATTTATCTGAATTTATTGTCTATAATAAGAGAAATAATTATGATAAGAAGAACTATGATATGTTGGATGCCACTGTAGCATCTCTTTATCACTGGTATAAGTAGAAATGGGGATTTCCGAGCAGAAATTGCTTACCTTGTTACAAAAAGTTTTAGGTGAAGGTAAGATTGTCTCAAAAGATGAGGCAATGTTCATGTGTCCGTTTTCCCATCACCGAAAACCAAAACTAGCAGTAAATCTAACCACGCAGTATTGGCAGAGTTGGATTGACACCAATGCCAAGGGACGAAGCATCTTTTCGTTATTCAAGAGGTTACAGGTTCCAAGTAATTATTTTGCGGAACTTTCTAAGATTGTAAAACTTCCAAAGAATACAACATTGTCGGATACTGAGAAGCAATATGTTTCATTGCCATATGAGTTTAAAAGATTGACTGAAACCCATAAAGATTTTTCTTATACAAAAGCAATGAACTATTTGAAAAATCGTGGCATTGAATTGTATGATATTGAAAGATACGACATAGGATATTGTTCCGATGGAGATTATGCAGGTAGAATTATAGTTCCGTCACTTGACGAGAATAATAAATTAAATTATTTTATTGCAAGGGATTTCACAGGTACGGCGTACTTGAAATACAAAAATCCTCCGGTGAGCAAGGATGTTGTTGTATTTGAAAGTCAGATTGACTATTCAGAACCTTTAGTATTATGTGAAGGAGTATTTGACGCAATTGCAATAAGACGAAATGCAGTTGCACTCTTGGGTAAAAACATCCCAAGTAAATTAAAAATGAAAATGATTGAAAACAAAGTTTCCGAAGTTTATGTAGTTCTTGACGAAGATGCGGTCAAGAATGCTATTTCAATTACCGAGACATTGTTAAGTGAGGACATCAAAGTTAGATTCGTTAAAATGGGGGATAAAGACGCAGCCGATGTTGGTTTTCGTGGTATGACTGAAAAACTTAGAAATACACCTTTAATGGGATTTGACACTTTGATGAAACAAAAGTTATGCATGAGTTAGAATCGAAGATTAAAAAAGTTGAGAAGATATATCATGTATCGGATATTCATTTACGGAATGTAAAAAGACACAAAGAATACCGAAGTGTATTTGAAAACTTTTATAAACAAGTAAAAGAAGACGCACTTGAGAACGCAATAATTTTTATCGGTGGTGATGTTGCTCATGCAAAAACGGAGATGAGTCCAGAACTAGTTGCTGAGATTGCCGACTTTTTTAATAAGTGTGCGGAGATACACCCAACCGTATTGATTGCGGGAAACCACGATTGCAATCTAAATAACCCGGATAGGTTGGATGTATTGACTCCTATTGTTGATATGCTTGGGCATGATAATTTGTTCTACCTACGAGACACGGGAGTATACAAACTTGGAGATGTTGCAATCAGTGTATTTGGTATATTTGAAGACCCAAGTGAATATGTCCGTGGAAAAGACATAACCGATAAATCAATTACAACAAAGATTGCAGTTTATCACGGAGCAATTAAACGAAGTAGAACTGATGTCGGGTATGTCATCGTGGGTGGTGATGTACCGATGTATATGTTTGACGGATATGATATGGTGATGCTTGGGGATATTCATAAACATCAAATTTTACAAGAGCATCATACCGAGGCATTGTATGTACCCGAGTCTAAGGCAGACAAATATGTACTTGATGGTTGGGAGGTCTGTGATGACTAATATACTTATTAAGTGTAGGAACATCCATATAGGTGATGTGATTTTTTGCAGTAGTGTCGCAAAGAAATTAAAGCAGAGAAATCCAGAGTGCATTGTCCATTATGATATTAACTATCTTCAACCAATGGAGTTGCTTATTAATAATCCTTATATTGATGAGGTTTACTATAAGGAGAATGCAAACATAGATTACGATGTAGTTTATCAGATAATGAATGACGATGTGTCTACATTGAGTCCATATGAATCTGCGGTTTCGCAATTTCAACGAATGTGTGGCATTGAAGATTACGACGATACCTTTGAAGTTTTCACGAACCCACAACTTGATTATTCTATACAAAGAAGCATGGAGCAATTAACTGAGATAGGTGATTGGGATACAGACTTGATAAAAATAGGATACCAAGTCGATTGGGATCGAAAGAGTTTTCTGTTTACTGAAGAAGAATATTATCGTGCAGAGGGTGGTGAAGATGGAACTGGATACGGAAGTGGAAAACGAAATGTGTTTGATATAATAAACTGCATGGAGATTTCTCCCAAAGTCATGTTGTTTGCACTCGGACAAGATGAGAAAGTTTCTCAAAATTATCCAAGTTTGAATTCAACAAGCAAGTTTTCATTTACTGCAAGTCTTATTAAAAATTGCGACTATGTCATTGGCAACGAGGGGTGTCTTACAAATATATCGTCTGTACTTGGGACTAGGACGATTATCACCACAGATTATATCTACCAAATGTTCGGCCCAAAAGGAATTCGTTGGCAACAACAGGGTGGTGATTTAAATAACTTGGAAACAAGAAAAGCATTTTTAGGACCCAACTCATACTTCCCAGAACAGGGTCACACCGAGTTAAGTCCGTTTTTGACAGATAACCAAGTCGGTGAAGAAATTTTAAGGATAGTGCTTAATGGAAACTGAAAACGAAACTAAAGAAAAATACGTAAAGGTACGGAGACTCAATCCCAGCAAACCAATCGTGGTTTATTCCGGGAGCATGATTCAACAAAATCACGGAGAACTACCCCGTGGCCACGGATATGTCCTATGGGATGTAAAGAATCGTAAACCAAAGCACGTTGAAGTTCACAATGATTATGGGTATTATACCATAGTTGTTCGTGATGGTGCGTGTGTGAGTGACTTAAGTTTATTGCCGAAAAAGGCAAGACTGCGTGTTAAGGTATTTAACACTACTGCCGCCGAGACCAAAACGATACTTGCGGATATTCGCAAACATACAAGCATCACAGATTTAAATGTTACGAGGTGTGACGCAATCTCAGAAGCAAAGAAGTTTAATAGAGATAATCAATTCAACTTCGGTGATATTACACAAACCTCTGTGCAGAATGATTTAATTGAAGATTATTTGACTCGCAACTTTGTGGTAGATGAAGAGCAAATAAAAACTGCCCTTGATATTAACAAGGAAGTAAACGGAAAACTCACGATTAAGGAGATACTTAGAAACTGTATTTGGAAACCAAAGAAGTTTGAGTTTGGAAATATGTTCAGTTACGGAGAAGGTAATGTTATTGATTTCTCAAATCTGAAAAGTGTTATGGGTTTATTTGCTTCAAACGCATCTGGTAAAAGTTCTATAATGAGTGCATTGAGTTTTTGTTTGTTTGATAAATGTGACAGAGCATTCAAAGCATCTCATGTTCTAAACACAACCTGCACAGACTTTACGTGTAAACTGAATTTTGAAATAGAAGGTGTTGATTATTTTATTGAACGAGTTGCTAAGACCAAGAAGAACGGTGATGTAACTGTTACTGTTGAATTCTGGAAACTTGATGGCAACGGAGACACACTTTCCTTGAATGGAGAAATGCGTTCCGGTACAAACGCAATCATCCGCGATCATGTTGGTTCATACGATGACTTTGTTTTGACTACACTTAGTTTGCAAAATAACAATTCTATTTTTATAGATAAAAGTCAGAGTGAACGGAAAGACCTGCTTGCTCAATTCATGGGAATTGATATATTTGATAGACTTCATTCAACTG